CCTTGATTTCGGTCAGCACCATGTCCATTCTAATATCGGAGATGTATTTCCTCTCTCCTGTGTTAGATCTCTTCCCGACCGCTTGTATAAGCGCCCGCTGAGGGATTATTTGGAACTCCACAGGTGTTACCAGCATTTTGGGGAAGACCAAATTCAACCTAGATGTTTTGGGTCCAAAATACGGGGACACATAATGATCTACATATGTTTGAACTACACCCTTTTCAATCATGGCCCTGAGTATTTCTGATTGTAAATGACCAGCTCCTGAGGATAAGAGCAACGGTTTGATCATATCCCCAAGAGCTTTGTTTTTAGGCACTGAGGTATTCTTATCCCCTCCGGAGAATTCTAAGGAAGCTGCAGTATAGGTTGTGGATATACATAACCAGTTCGGCATTTTCGATTCTCGTACAGCTTGATGTGGTGATATGTGTGAAATTTGTCTTCTATTTCCCTACATTTTCTAGTTTTATTAAACACGGTAAATATAAAAGAAAAGTCTCCCCACCACAGACTATTTGATAAGATACATGTTAAAATTGGGGGCTTAGTGGACCTTGATAGCGATGGACTTAACACGTCGGCATCTGGGTAGTGGATTTTCATATTGAGTGTCACTTACCTCCTTTCAGATGCTCTCTAGCCACTCCTGCCAGCGCTCTTTTGTTAATGTTCATCGGTGCGGGCCCTGGTATCACAAAACTAGCCTCCTCCACAGCTTTGGTCCCTGTCTTATCAGTGATCCTAAAGGATCTACTGCCCTTCAATGCGCCTCCTTTGAGTGCAGGATTATCCAAGATCTGCGCAGTGGGCTGCTTATATATGAACCTGTCCATACTGTCAGAAGCAGTAATATCAACCACAATCACAATGAAACCTATACTACAGCCTGCCGTCATATTGCACTCCGTGAGTTCCATCTCAAACGTAATTGGAGGGTCTCTGTTAGTAGTGAACTCGCTTTTGGGCAACCATATGCAAGAACACCAGTTGGCCACCATTGCATCCTCTGCA